AATATCAGAAAAAGAATCTATCAAAGTCTCATCTAACTAGAATAGAGACGACAGTAAGTCTTGGTTTTCCTGACATTTTTTATTCTGATCCGCGAGGCGTGTTTCATTTACTGGAGTTAAAGACAAGTCCTAACTTTGCCGTGAAGATTTCTCCCCACCAACTAAGCTTTATGTTAAGGCATCAGAATTCATCGGCATGGGTTTTGGTTCGCGGTTTAAAGACGATGGAGCTATATTTATATCATTCTAGCCAGATTATGGGGTTAAACGAATCGGGTCTTCGATTCGCGCCAAAGTGCAAAACAAGCGATTTTGGTGATATTTTCGACAATGTTTCACGTGAAACATTCCGTTAACTCGTTGTTTTCATTCACTTTAAAATAAAACTATTAAATGTATGCGACTTGTGGTATACTATGTATAGGTACTCTTCATGGCGAAGACACTTACGGAATACTTTTTCGAAGGTTGAGCCAACAGTTCCAGTAGCCATGAGGACTACCGTCTTGCAATGTTTCACGTGAAACATTGGGCTATTTGAAATAGTTTATAAACAATCAGAAACCTGAAAGGGGTTAGTTATGTCTGAGTCAAAAATTACATTAGAGGGTTTAATTTCTGAAGCTCTTAATGGTCATATTAACAAACCTGTTAATAAAACTTTTGTTTTTAATGACGGAGGCGCGAAGGAGGCAGGATTTAAAGGTCGTGCTGATGACTGTGTATGTCGTTCTTTTGCAATCGTAAGTGGCAAATCATATAATGAGGTTGCAGATCTTATTAATGAGTTTTCCAAGCGAGAGCGAAAGTCCAAGCGCAAACGTAATAAATCAACGGTTCGTTCAGGTGTTTATAAAGCTACCGTTAAAAAAGTAGCTGAAGCACTTGATCTTGTCTGGACACCGACAATGTCTATTGGTTCGGGTTGCACGGTTCATTTAAGGTCGGATGAATTGCCAAGCGGTACGATTGCAGTCAATTGTAGTCTTCACGTTACAGCAATGATTGATGGTGTCATCCATGACACGCATGATCCTTCTCGAAATGGGACACGTTGTGTTTACGGTTATTGGTCAAAACAATCGTAACTGTGTTTTAATCACATGAGCATCCGTCTGGTATCTTTTAGAAGTGCCAGACGGATATTCTTCGATTGGATAGTTTAAAGCTTTTTTAAACGTTTTCTTTTCTTTTTTAGAACCTAATAGATAGATGTATCTATGTTTCTGGGGTCGCGCTATGTGCTCATATTTATCTGTTTCACGCATACGTTCTTTTAGGGACACTTGCTCACACAAAGTTTTTGAATGTTTATTAGTTCCTATTTCGCGCCATTCGTTTCTTTTTGCGGATATTCCTGTATAGATAAAGTTACACGCCTGATAGATTGTTCCGACATGGTTCATGCTTGTATCTGCATAGGACACCACGATTCGTGGGCTGCGCACCATCTTCAGAGTTTTAGCAACAAAGAAGGAGGCTTCGTTTTTATTATTGCGTAGGAGGCAAACACGGTTTAGTTCGAGAACAAGGTGAGAATAATCATCGCCACAAATGCCCCGACAAAGAGATGGTGAGGGTGGAATTCCATAGGTAATCACTCCTATTAGTTCTTTGCCGTCATACAAGCCAAACGCATCGGTGATATTAGGGACACGTTTGGCATAATGACGATTAAGAATCCAATCGTAAGTTTCTTCTGATTTAATTTTGTCAACGTTTAGCATTAGTACCCACGCAGAACCCTCCGCCAATCTTTACGGATTTTACTTGCGTATTCTTCTGCTTCAATAATGTCGTACCCAGCCTTTTCACAACGCATTGCGATTGTTGTTTCTATAAGCAGTCGAATACGTTGCACGGCATCAATAAACGAATCCTCTTCCTCATAATATTTTAAATTTTCTTTTGCCAAATTTTCTCTAACAATTTGTAGAGCAATATCATCTTTATTCATTAGTTTATTGTTACACCTTCTACTGTGTTTGAACTTTTTGCTATTGTTTGTGCTATTTTAATTAATTTATCGACAGGTTCGAAATTTTCATCTTTAGATAAATCCTGATCTTCTGTCATATCATACAAGCATCCGAATATGGCAACTAAAACACCAATAGATACGACAGGTTCGTTTTCAATCGATCTTGCTTGGATATGTTTCATTATTAAATTCATAACATCCAAGCCCATATCAACTCCGATAGAAAAATCAGAACCTTCTTCAGTTGAGAATTGAAATCCATCATCTTTTTTCATTTATAATTCCAACGATAAAATATATGATTATTTATTTGCACGGTTTTTTCCTTTGATTCAGCCCAATCGGGATACACATAGGTTGCATGATAGTGTGTTGCACCCTCTGTCACATCATACGTGCGAAAGGTCATTACTCCGTAAGCTACCATAATTGAAACTTCCCACACTTCATTGTTAGGCACAACATCGCTTTTACCATCACAATAAAAACTAAACTGGCATTTGTCACGAACAGGATAGTCCTGTTCCCACGAATAAGTAGGACCTTGTTTTATGACAGAACAAATATCATCGGGATAACGATGATCAATAACACGGTTCATTACCACGTTTGCCACGGCAATTTGCCCAACAATAGGTTCACTTCTTGATTCAAAATAAATAGCTGTTGCCATGCAAATTAAAGGATCAATCATTTTTACCTCCGTTTTATTAACATATAAGATAAATCTTATCTGGTTGCAAGCAAAATTGCTTGAATATATAAAATTTATTATATATCATTGCAGTATGAGCAGAGAAAAAAACGATTTTTATCCAACACCCGACTATGCAACACATAGTTTTATGAAGCATCACGACATTAGAGAGGGTTCGCCTCATGTGTGGGGCAAGGATGTTTGGGAGCCAGCTTGCGGAGATGGTGCAATCTCTAAAATTTTAGAAAAAGACTATGATATGAGGGTCTTGAGCACCGATTTGGTAAACAGGGGCTACGGTCAGTCGGGCATAGACTTTTTAATGGAGACAAAGATAGAAGCACCGTGGGTCGTGACTAATCCGCCTTACAAACTGGCTAATGAGTTTGTTACGAAATGCCTAGATTTTATGGATCAGGAAGAACATTTCAACGGATTTGCTATGTTGTTACGATTGGCATTTTTAGAAGGACAAGGCAGACACGATAAGATTTTTACACGCAAACGTCCTTCGAAGGTCATGGTATATAGCAAGAGGCTGACGATGATTCGCGGAGATCATGACGAAGCATGGTATGGTTCTGGCAAAATGGCATTTGCTTGGTTTATTTGGGACAGATGGGACAGGGATACTGTTTTAACGTGGATAAACGATTAAGTTTTGTTTATGTATTTTAGTTGTCCTGATAGCATTCGTCTAGTTGACAAGTCTCTTCTCAATGCTCCCAACTCTCTTGCGTTTTTAGCTTTAGCCATAGACTGATATTTTTTTGGTGGTCTTAAATTAACCACTTTGTTATTTAATTTATCTAATTCTTCGGCAAATTGTTCAACCGACATTCTACTCGCTTCGTCCATTTAATTTCTCCACGCCTTCCTCTGTAAAAGGATTTTCCTTATGCATGAGTGATGATGCCTCGACACCTAGATTGTACAAAACGTTTTGCATATCATTGTCAGATGCTTTACCCCGACTCGATAAGAATACTTCCACGGGTTTTTTAGATTCAGGATGATAACTGACGGTGACAGATATACCCATGCCCATATCAGAAGTTACACACGGTCTGCGATTAGGCAATTCGCTCATGATTCTCTCCGAATAAAAAAATTGATTTTTAAGTTTAAAAAAAAGAGAAGAATATGTCTATTAATTTATTAATTATTTTTTTGTTATCTGATAGCCTTCAGACTTGCAAAACACTTCAAACATAATCTTTAACTGTCCACCAATGGTTCGCTGTTCAAGTTTTGCAATTTGTTTAATGCCCTCATATACATCCACAGGCACTAAAATAGACTTCCATTTAGTTAAATCCATTTTTATCTCCTTTATTAATAAGAATATATAACATTTATCTTATACATACAAGTAAAAAAAGACCCCTGACGTAGTTGATACCTAGCAATCAGGGGTCAGTAGTGGTTTAAAACGCTAGAAAAAAACCACATCTGGGGAGATATGAAAATTTACTTTGCTTCACCCCAACTCAAACCTATTTCAAGATCGGTCTTCATTGGTACTTTTAACTGTACAGTATTTTCCATTATGTTAGCAATACTTTTTGCCTGACTTTCATCCTTCACACTTACGGCAAGCTCATCATGTATTTGTAACAATGGAATAATTTTATGTTCATTATATAAATCAGACATTGCTTTTTTGGTCATATCAGCTGCGCTTGCTTGGATAAGCCTGTTTAAAGCTTTGTATGTGTACGCACGTTTCAAAGCAGTATGATCTCCGTAATGTGCTCGTGCTTCCTCATATCCCATCGCTTTATGAACACCAAAACTAGTAGGTTCAAACAAATTAAACCTTAGTTTTCTGCCAAGAATTGATACAATATATCCGTTTCGTTTATTGTCTTGTAACGTTTGTGATACGATATCCATTGTTTTTTTAACGAAAGGCACTCTCTCATGGTATTGTGCTGTAAGTTCTTTTGCTTCCTCAAGAGACACGTCCAATTGATTCGACATTTTGGCAACACCCATACCATACATTAAGGCTAAGTTTAAAACTTTTGCAGATTTTCTGGGTATATCTGCCATCTCTGCAACCATGCTATGAAAATCCATGTCAGGATCATTTACATACCCATTAACGAAATCATCCACACCTTTCATAATTCTACCACTTTTTCCGCCCTGTAGAGCAGAAGCAAAATGCACAAGAATGCGTGGTTCTTGTTGTGAATAGTCTATCGAAGCCCATTTCTCATCTTCTTCAGGTAAGAATACGGAACGAATCATGGGACCAAGTTCCTCGTGCCGTGCTGGAATTTGCTGTAAATTTGGGTTGTTCATACTGATTCGCCCAGAAACTGTACCACCATCATCAGAACGAATTTGATTTATGTGTCCATGAATGCGTCCTTTGTCATCAACATATTTCAAAAGTCCGTTTATGAATGTGCCATTCGTCTTATTGTACTCTCGCGCTTGTAAAATACTTTTAGCAAGCTCGTGATCCGTGGTTTGTAGAAAGTTTTTAGTAAAAGACGGAGCGTTTTTTTCGGTCTTTGGGTATGGTATACTAAGCTTATCGAATGCCTTGGCAAGCGATTGAGCTGCCCATATTTCTGGCTCGAAACCACATAAATCTTTAATCTTTTTAACAGCCTGTATTTCTTTTTTACGAATGTACTGACTTGTTTGTTCTACTCTATCAAGATCTATACGTATGCCACGATACGTCATATCAACAAGGCAAGGTAGTAAATCTCGTTCTAATTCGAATACAGTTTTTAAATTTTCTTTCGTGATGAGATTTTTAAAACATTCCCAAACTTCTAATGTAATTTCTGCGTCAGCGGTAGCATAAGGTCCAACAAACATGGGAGGCAATTGCCACATATCCGCCTTTGGGTCTAAGCCAAACTCACGAGCTGCTTGTTCCAAACCTTTTTCAGACTTAATTTTCTCTATGTAATCGAATGCTACGGCATTTAGACTATAACTAAACCTATTCTCATCAAGAAGTGACGCAACTACCATCGTATCGATGATTTTACCATTTACTTCGAAACCTTCAGATTTTAACCATCCAAGATCATATTGTGCGTTGTGCATTACCTTCGGGCATGGAAGACTAAGCACTTCTTGCATGAACTTTTTTACAATGTTGGCATCTAAGTTTCCGCCACCTTCATGCTTTATAGGTAAATATCCACTCCAAAAAGACGTTGCCACCGCAAATCCAATGATATATCCATCTTTACGAGGCCAACCAGGTCCTAAAGATTTTATGTTTGTATCCCTTGTTTCGAGGTCTACTGCTATTTCTTTTGCGCTAGATAAATCAGGAAGTTCGGTTGGAGGAATCCAATCAGATTTTTCTTGGAACATAGCAAATTGTAATGTCATAATTTTTCTTCTTTATGCCGTTCAAAAATCTGTAATAGTTCAATGCCAAGCTGAAAAGCGTTTTTATCGGTAATTTCAAATTGATGAAATTCTGTATCTTTACCATCTTCTCTTTTCAGAACATTAATGACCACTTTTTTTGATTCTGGGTTTATATAGGGGTCAGTTGCATAAATAATTTGATAGGTCATATCTGATAGCTTCTAACTGCATCCTCTGGTGTGATTAAATAAAGATTTTCTTTAGTACGAGTTACTGCAACATAAAAAAGTCTGTGTAAATCTTCAGATATTCTGAATCCTTCCACAGTATTGGACAGACGGGCTTCGTCTGATGCACGGGATATATCTGTATAAACTACAACATTTTCAGCTTCACCACCCTTTGCACCGTGTATAGTAGAAATTTTAATTTTTGGGTCTTCATCTATTTTCTGACCTCTGCGTAACAGCGCAGATATGTAACTGGATTCCTCTTCGGGCAATCTATCTAAAGCAATGTCCCAATTCATTTCAATATCTGCTTTTAAACCCATACTGTTGACTAAATCTTGGAACTTAAATCTATCATTCATTTCGACATTAGGTAGCTTCTTATAGCCACGTTTAATACGAGTGTTAGTCTTCATCCAAGTATACATATGATTAAGGTCTGTACCGAAAATTTCTTCATCGTTTTGCAACGCTTTCCAAGCTAAAACAGCGGTAACGATTGAGAAATTAATGCTTCTCTTATTTTTATATTCAAACAATACGCCAAAACTTCTTAAATTTTCAGTAATTTCTTGTAACATATAAGCACATTGAGCAAGTATAAGCCAAGTTCCTTTGTTCATTTCATCAACGGGCGCACTTACTCTAACATTTACAGATCCTTGAACCGTGTGCGGTAGGTATTTCTTAATTCTTCTATTTTTAATTCTAGATACTATCTTTTCTGCAACACTATGCACAGATTTTGGAACTCTAAAAGACTGTGATAAAACTTCTGATGGACTGTCTAAAGTTAATAAAGATTCAACATCTGCTCCAGCCCACCTGAATATAGCTTGATCGTCATCGCCTGCAACATATGCTTTGTTAGATCTGTTTACGATCACGTTTACCATTTCCCATTGTAATTTTGATAAATCTTGTGCTTCATCAACAAAGACAACGTCAAAGTGTGGGCAATATTTCCCATTGTTAGCTACAAAGTATTCTAAAATGTCGGTGTAATCATAAAGTCTTAAAGACTGTTTGTACTTTTTATAAGAATTAAATGCATAAATTACCTCTTGCAAACTCTCTTCAATCGTTGACTCATTATAAGTTACGTCTACAGGCTCTCTTTTAAGCCGTGACAATTGAATTATTTGCATTACAGGGCTTTCAGCACTAGTGATAGCTGAGATGCCGTCCTCTGGCTCTACAGAAGCTTTACGAGTAAGATTAAAACCAATCTTTAATCCAAGCTCTTTAAGATGGTCATCTGTCATTAGTTGGTTTTGCTTAATGTCGGATAACTGGAACGCAAAGCTATGCAATGTTCTAAAAAAATGTAAATCGCTGTCATCTTCAAACCCGAAGCGTTTTATTGCACGTTCTTTTGCTTCTTGTGCCGCTTTCCTTGAAAAAGCTACAAAAGCAATTCTATTTGGTTGAACACCCTCCTCTATAGCTTTATCGACCAAGTTCAATAAGGTAGTTGTTTTTCCAGTACCAGGTGGCCCATAAATTTTTAAAATTTTAGAAGGGGACATCATCAACCTCAAAGTCTGGTGTTGGTACGTCTGTCGTTGGCACTTCGAATGCAGGAATTTGCCAAACTCTTACAACCCTACCCTTTATCCTCAATGTCGCAGAAACACCCTGAATGTCTCTTAATCTCTGTGCTATTTTGTGTACTTTAAAATCAAAGAAACGATTTCTTTTTAGATAGTTTTCGAAATCGCGTAGTCGAAAATACGTGTGTCCTTCTTCCTCGTCAGTCCAAGGTCTACGTAAAAGTATTTCTTCTTTGTTGCTTGCTGTTTGCATATTGCGACAAAATTCTTCTAGATATTCATAGAAAGCACCTTTAACAGACGAATCATCAGAAGCCTCCATAATATGCCCTTCGGTTTCAGTCATATCACGCAACAAACTTCCTAACCTGTTTTCCCATATTGGTTTGCTAACAGTAGGTGGCATAAAATTTAATTGGTCTATGCAACATCTTTGAAAAGCAGGTTGGCTCATTAAAGCTTCTGTATCTAATTCTAGAGGCTCACCGTTTACATCCATAAACCAAACAGGTGGGTTAGAATTGTATTTTCTAAGGTTGGCAATTGTGGCATTTGCCACAGCATTGCCTACACCAAAACGCCTTGTAAGACATTTAGTCTTATCACAATACTCATTTATCGGAGCGTCACTACACTTGTAGGCATAATCTTTTCTACCAAGTTGTCGTACAATTACATTAACCTCACTCAATGCTAATGGAGGGTTCATGTATTTCATGTTGTAGCTTACAATTTCCTCTGCCCAAGTATCGGGAAAAGCTTTGCGAAGATATACCCCACAATTGAAAAGCCCGTTGTTACGTGTGCCATCAGGAAAACCTTGTGTACATAAAGTTTGCAAACAAGGTGGTCCATCTTTGACGAGATTATCCTCAGTCTTTTCAATGCTTAGAGCCTGTATTTGCTCTACAGTTTGAACATTATCATCATAAAGCTTAATAAACTCATCAAGCGAAGCTGCGGTTCCATCAATATTAAAAGCATACCTCAAACCCCTGTCCATATTGTAATAGGGCATATTAAGGAAATTACCAATATCGCCACGTTCTAAATTAAGCTTTATCTGTTTTGGGAAAATCTCTGAACCACTAAAGCCAAGACCTGCGCTAATACTACTTAAAGTATCTTGCATTTCTTTTGCGTTAATCCAGTTATCACAAAAAAGAAAGATATGTGCTCCACCTGATTTAGATCGACAAACTACCAAAGGTAATTTTAAATCTTGAATTCTATCAATCAGTTCTTTGTGGTTGAAGTTGTACTGATCTACATCAATACAGCCCCATTTGCACATATTCTCACTATTAATCGGAATAATGCCAACGCTATGACCCTTTCCTGTTAGATGACCTTTCCAAGTATCTAAAGTCCGTGGGTCACGTATAATCTTTGCCTGACCAGTATTCTTGCCGTTTGCCTGTTGCTTCTGGATTTCATAAGTTCCATAAGCCTCATTCAAGCCAACAAAAATACTGGCAAATTTTTCGATGTTCATTGTTCAATTTTTTAAAAAGGAACGTCTTCAGATTCAGAAGTTTCCTGACCATCTTGTGTGTGCTTTACTTTTACCTCACCTTTTTCAATTGATTCAGAAAAACTCTTACAAGATTTGTACAAATTAATATCATCGATTTCTTTGTCCAAAGACATCTCCCAACCATGCCAAGAACCTTTGGAATTTTCCTCAGACACTGTTTTTAGGGAATATATTTGTGAAAACATTGGCTTTTGTACTTTACCCGTGGGGGTATCCATTTCTTGTGACATAATAATTGAAAGCCATTTTTTAGACTTTTTCAATTGTGACATCTTCAAGGCGATCAACGCATTTGTAGCACCGCCTTTTACTGGAATGTATTTTACATACCATTGAGCAGTTTGTTCAATGTAATCACCTGACCCATCTTGTACATACTCTCTGTTGTCATTGAGATCTCGTTTTACTTCAGGCATTGCAGGGTCATTCCTGTCATATATTGCAACTGGAGCACCTGTGCCAGAACCTCTAGGTGACCACCTGATATATTTTACCTGAAAAAAGCAAGGCACTACTTTAATGCCTGTTTTACCTTTAACGATATCATTTGTGACCGTATTAATTATGTCCCCTGCTTTGACATCATCTCTTTCATCTAGAATAGGGTCTAACTTTGATATAATTTTAAGAAAAGGTAAGGCTAAATCTTCAGTCTCAACATTTTGTAACCCTCCAGATGCATCTGCTACAAACATTGAAGCAAGATCATTAGTGGCTACTGCGGTTTCTTTTTTTTCTGCAACAGTAGTTTTAGCTTGGGTCATTTCGAACCTCCTTTTGTTATAGTTGCCTTTTGTCCAATAAATGCTCCGAAAAGTTCCATTGGAAATTCGTCCCCTTGTTCTACTCTTTCTTTTATAAAAGCCTTCAAGGTTTGTGGATC